ATGGATAAAAGATGTAAAACCATTCCGGCTGCTTGGCAATCTTTATTGTCGTCGTGGGTTAATTCATTAAAAGCTAGTGGGGCCTCTAACCAGACAGTTAGGCTTCGTCGAGCTCATATAGCTAGATTCGCTCGGGCCGTAATTAAACCGCCTTTAGAAATTGAGGCAAACGATGTTAATTCTTATCTAGCCTGTCGCGATTGGAGTCGGGAAACTAGGCGGGCATTTGTAGCAAGTTTCAAAAACTTTTGCAGATTCATTGAACGGCCTGAATTAATTGAGTCATTGCCTAAGGTTCCTGCTGCTTTACCAGCTCCTAGACCAGCTCCGACGGATGCCTACGAACTCGCGCTAGAAAGCGCTAGCAGACGGGTCCGCTTAATGCTAAGACTCGCGGCAGAGCTCGGATTACGTCGAAACGAGATTGCGCAAATAAACACATCTGATCTAGGCGAGGACTTGCTCGGCTTTTCGCTGATGGTTCACGGCAAGGGCGGCAAAATACGATTCATGCCAATATCTGCCGATTTAATGGGCGAGCTTAACAGGCAAGCGAACGCTAGCGGGTGGGTATTCCCTGGGAACATAGACGGGCACATATCGGCTAACTGGGCAGGTAAATTAATCGCCTCAGCACTTCCCGGCCGCTGGACGGCTCACACGCTTAGGCACCGTTTCGCAACGAGGGCCTATAGTGCTTCTGATGATTTACTAGCCGTCTCGCGCCTGCTTGGTCATGCGTCTGTAGCCACCACGCAAAGATATGTGGCAACGGACGCGGCGCGGCTTAGGAAGGTGGCTTCACTAGCTGCTTAATACCTCCTTCTTAATGTAAAATGCTTGACACTTTTGTTAAACATTTGCTATTATTTAAGTAACAAATCAAGAGAGGAGGGAGCCGATGAACCAGATGAGCTGGGGCGATGTAGCGGAGATTATTTCAGCTATCGCGGCTATCTTGGTGGCAATCGTCGAGCTGGTAAAGCTCAGACGTAAGCCAGACAAGAAAGATTAAAAGTTACCCCCGCTAAATCTGCTAGCGGGGGTAACCCCTTCAGCTTATCCGGTTAGGCTCTTAGAAAGGAGAAGAAATGAAACTAACAACCGCGCTCGTCGCTTTAATAGCCGTTGGCGCTTGGGTTGACGGCGGTGTTTTTAGCCGTGTCTTGTCAACTATCGCGCTGGGAATTATGGCCTACGTGGAGGTTGCCAGACGTAAGGGATTGGCTAAGTGACTCCGCTAGAAGAGCTCGAGCGGCTAGCCGAAGTGGAAGAGGCAGCGCGCCGGGCTCTAAAAGAAGCTGTAAAGCGCGCGGCCTCGCTCGGTATCCCTAAGGCGAAGATTGCTCGAGCTGCCAAGGTTTCGCGGCCTACGGTCATTTCGTGGGTCGGCGAAGATAGCTAGCTCGCGGCTCGTTTGGGCGGCGGGCCAGATGCGCCGGTTGGGGTGTTTTGGCGCGCTAGTAGTAGCGCGGCCGCGTTTAGTACGGCTGAGGCGAGGGCTAGCCAAAGCGCGGCTTGGTCTTGGGTAACGAGGCCGTAGGCGACGACTAGAGGCACGGCGGCGGCTAGTACGGTGTAGATAGCTTGTCTTAGCTGTGGACTCATGGTTATACCCCTAACATTTGGTTGACGCGTGCTTGTACCACGTCATAGCTAGCGCCGAGTGCTGCCCTGCGGGTTTCCCCATTGCCGTATTTACCTGCTATGACATCGCGGGCGAGCTGCTCGATGTTCGGGGCTAGTGAACCGGCTTTTAGTATCTGGTTAACGCGTGCTTGTACCACGTCATAGCTCGCCCCAAGTGCAGCGCGGCGGGTCTCACCATTGCCGTATCCACCTGCGATAACGTCGCGGGCGAGCTGCTCGATGTTCGGGCTCGAGGTCGTGGCGGGTTTAGCTGCTGGCGCGGCTTTACCTGCAAGGTGCGCGAGTGCTTTGGCTTTGATTTCCGCCAGCCGCCCATAGTATGCGCCGGGGCAAGCCGTCGCTGACCAGTCTTTATGCCCGTAAATCTCAAAATCGCGAGCTAACACACCCTCACGGATTAGATCGGCGATGTATTCGGCTACTGTTTCTATGGTTTCATCAACGTGGCATGGGTCGAGTTCAAGCCCTATCGAGCTTTGATTACCCGTAGCGTTGCCCGCGTGCCAGGCCGCTTTATCGTAATCGACGATACATGCAACGTTTCCCGGCCATACCACCGCGTGAGCTGATGCCCCACGGTTAGGGTTACATAGCCCGTTGATAACGCTCATGGGCTGAGGGTTGCGCGCCGGGTCGTCCCACCAGTGGATAGTTAAACGCCGGCAAGGCAGCCTGATAGGACCGTAGATTTGCCCATAGTTGGGGGAATTGTATTGAGTGTGGAAGTTGTAGCTCATTTCGCGTCCTTTTCGAGTTGGTTAATTCGTTCATAGATTGCTTTATGCGAGTCATGAGAATGGGCACGCACCTCCGCCAGCGCGGCACGGTCTTCGGTTAACAGCTGTTTGATGTCGCGGATTTGTTCGGCTATCAAGTCGATATCATCGCGCAAGTTAGTTCCGTGCGAGTTAGAGACTTGACTTGATACCGTTTTAAGGGTCTTGTTGGTCTGCCAGTTGCGGCCAAGAAGCACACCTAAAAGACCCGCCAAAGCGGTAATCACTAGCGATAACGCTGTTAACACGTCGTCTATCTGATCGGGTGGTAGGTTCATTTTTTAGCCTAGGAAGTATAAAAGCTGGTAATAGATTTTGTAGGTTCGTGAGGGCTTGTTGGTGATGTCTTCGTCGGGGTTCAGATTTAGGGATAAAGCCCCTTCCGTAGTCAATGTGACTGACGCGACCACTAGCCCGTTAGTAGAGTGTGCTATTGCCGTGGTGTCTTGTGCGGGTCGTAGCCAGCTCGGCGCGTCTTGAAAAATTCTTATTTCTTCCCCGCTTGGGGCCTGTTTTGGATGCAGCCCGAAGCCGCCACGGATACTTACTAAGGCCCCTTGCTTGCGGTATTTAGGGTCAGCGGCGTCGCTTAAAGACCTCACATATTGCATGTCTGTTCTGGCTAGCTTTTGCCAGCCGCTATCACTGACGCTAGGTGAGTTATTGGATAGGGACGCTAGTTTCGCATTGATTTTTCGGGCGAGCTCGAGCGTGTAAGCCGGAATTGTTGCGATGTAGTCGCTGCTAGCCAGAATCGGTAGCCCGTTTTGATAGTGATTCGGTGCGAAAGGATTAGACATAGTAGGGAATCCTTAAATTATTTATTGTCTTGGTGTCTTCAAATGTCAGTTGGGCGCCAGCCGAGGCGAGTGTGCCAGGGGTTTTTGCTGAATTTTTTGGGGCGGTATCACTGATGCGGGCAATACCTATACCGGCCTGACCCGCCGATGCGAAAGCGACTTCAACTTTGGCTTTTCCTGCTTTAATAGTGATCGTGCTAGCCACCGGCACCATGAGCTGGTCTTGTCCGGCGAGGTTAAGGCGCACGAGTAGCCCGCTGCGGCGGTTTATGTCTAGCCAATCTGCTAGCTGCGATTCAGAAAGATCAACTAACTTCGCTGGCTTGGTAGGCATCGGGCGAACCTTGGCGGCTTCGGCTAAAATTTTTTCTATCGCAGCGTTATAAAAGGTAAATAGCCCACCTGTTGCAGCTAGCGCCGGGTACATGTCTATGACGTCAGTTTCTTGGCTGATCTCGCCTGCATAACTGTTAGTTTCTTGGCTGTAGTCTTGCCAAGTTCTTTCGTCTCTTTCCCATTTAAAACCAGAGTCAATAGTTTTGTAGCAGTTGATCTTTATTAAACGCACTGCCGAGGTGCAGTTATATTCGGTATCTACCTGCTCGACTTGACTGTCTTTAAGTGTTGTTTCGCCTAGCCTTGGGTCTTTCTCGGCGCTTATCGGCATGTCGTTTGAGCCCCAAAAGACGCCCATGCCGGGCCCGTCACTGATTAGGATTGTTTCCCCATTATTACCGGGGTAGGTTCTCGAAAGTGGCGGGCACGTGTGTTCGATAATGTTGAGCAGACTGGAACCGGCCGAGGGCTGAGCGCACTGGTAGCCTTTCTCGGCTTCGTAGCCTTTGAGCATATGCGTATAGCCGGGAGCTGCTTTGACCAGTTCCTGCCCCCACCAGGCGTTAATCCTCGAGCATCTTTCATAAACACCCAAGCCGCCGCCAAGGCGGGAAGTGTCTGGCATCGTTACCGTGCTGGTTTTAGCGAAAATATCGTCACAGTCAATCTCATAGCTAACAGTTTGTTCGTTACGTGCCGATACCGTAAAAGCCCGTATCCATCCGGTCGCGATTACTCTGCGCTGGTTGGCTAAAAACGCGCTGACTTGAATACGGGTGCCCTGCCTCATCCATTCGGCGCTAGCGCCTTTGGTGCCGATAACTTTAAGCGTGAAACCACCAGCGGCCATGTTGCCTAAAGGGTGCGGGCGAGACCAAGAGATTTCTATAGCATCGACAACCGCGAACGCGTTTTGGGCAGATAGCGGCCGTGAAATATTGAGCCATGTAGTCTGCTGGTTGTGTGTTTCGGTTACTGCCAGGTCTGTCAGATTGTGCCAGGCGCTTTTACCTGTGATCATGCATACCTCACTTGATTTAGCGCGATTAGGCCTTTAGCTCGTGCTCTAGCATCAAGGGCCTCAACAAGGCGGTCTAGGGTGGTGCGGTCAACAAAACCGCCGTTAATGTTTATCGTGATTGGTGCCGGCTGGCCGCCTTGAGGAAAACTATAGGCCGGAGTCGGGAAAGCCACCGGGGAGGGTATCGACGCTGACGCTAACGCGACACCTGCCTTAGAAACGTCGTCGCGGCCAGCTAAAATACCTTGAACGAATCCGGCGCCTGTTTGAGCACCGATACCGGCAAATACGCGGCTAGGCGAATGAATACCGAGGAAGTTCTTGATCTTATCGATCGCGCCTCCGACAACACCTTTAATTGCGTTCCACACGGCGCCGGCTGCGGCCTTGATGCCGTTGATTAGACCTTGCATCATCATTGAGGCCGCGTTCCAGAGCATCCCGGCGGCTCCCCTAATCACGCCGCCGATAATCCCGATCGCGCCGGAGACGATTCCCTTGATCGTTGACCAGATTCCGGAGACGATCCCGATAAGGCCGTTCCATGCTCCAGACCAGTCCCCACGGATAACGGCGAGCACGGTCGAGATCACGGCTTTAACGGTGTCTAGTGCTGGACCGATAATCCCGGCGAGCGCGTTAAAGACTGTGGTCACGATGCCGATTATCGGGCCGCCGAAGTTTTGCCAGACTATTTGAATCGCGCCAAGAGTCACGCCGATGATGCCGCCGATAACCTCGAGCGCGCTCCCGATAATGTCGCCGACCGTGGTCATGAACGCCTGAATTTGGGGCATATAGGGCTCGGCGGCGGTCTTAATCGTCTCGAATACGCCGGTTACCGCGGGCATGACTTGGTTCCCGATCGCATCGAGTTTGTCGAAGATTCCGGTTACCGCCGTTTTGATTGGCTCGAAGTCAGCAGAGTTGACGAAGTCCATGATCGCGCCGAGCGCGTCGCCGGCGAATCCGAATACCGCCGAGCCGAGCGGCTCGAGCGCTTCTAGTCCCTTGTTTTTTAAGATCTGCCACTTTTCGGCGGCGTCTTGTGTCTCTTCTCCTACTCCGAGGATCGTGTCGGAGGTGGCGCCGGCGGCGTTCATGAGATCGCCGGCGGCTAGTGTGCCAGATTCTAGGGCTGCGATGAACTGGCTAGCGCCTTTGGTGCCGAATAGTTTACCTGCCATATCTAGCGCACCGGCACGGTCACCGGCGTCTAGCATGCCGGTTAACTCGCCACTGACCCGCTTAAATGCGGCTGCTGGTTCTTCCCCGCTTTTAGCCAATTGCATTAGGCCACGGTTCATTGAGGTTAGCGTCTTGTCGGCGTCGAGGCCTGCCTTGTCGAGAATACCGACGAGCGAGATTGTATCTTGGAAAGTGAAGCCGAGTTCTTGCATTGCTGGCGCGTTTTTGGAGACTGAGCCGGCTAGCTTGTTTATTCCGACGCCGGTTGCTTGGGAGACTCGGAAGAGATCGTCCATAGCGCCGGTTACGGCGTCGCCCTCAATCTTGAACGCGCTGAACGCCGCCGACGTTGTTTCAATATCAACCGTCTCGCCAAGAATGCGGCCCGCCTCTAGGTATTGGCTAGCGACGGTTTGCAAAGTCGGGCCGGTCAACCCTAGCCGCGTGTTCAGGTCGGCGACGGTCGAGCCGGCGGCCTCGAACGAGGTCGGGACGGAAGTAGCGACGGCTTTAGCATCATCGACGAGGCCGGCAAGAGCGTCGCCGGTAGCGCCTGTGCCTACCCTGATAGTGTCTTCGACTTCGTCGAATGTTTCACCAATGGAATATAGGGCTTTGCCGACGGCTAACGCTCCTGCCGAGATAGCGGCGAACCCCAACGCGCCTTTAATTTTGGTGCCCATTTTCCCGAAAATGCCTTCGGCTTCGTGTGCGGCTTTACCTGCGCCTTTAGCGTCGCCAAGAATTTTGACCGATAAGATCGCTGCTTTTGTGCCCACTAGTTGTTCTCGCTTTCGATCATCATTTCTATGGCTGTTTCAAGGTATTCGGGTGGCTCGGCGAGCCAGGCGCTAGGCGTTGTGGCGGTGCGTAGAGCTAACGCGACGACTAGCGCCTCGGCTGCGCCTATAAGGTAGGGTTTTCGCTTGCGTCGCTATCTTCTTTCTCGGTGTCAAGGCTCCAGTCGGCGAGCTGGTCAAGGAATTCCTCATAGTCTTCGCTGGTGTCTCCTAGGCGTTTAGCCACTGCCCAAGCGATCGCAGAGTAAAGGCGCGGGCCTTCCTCAAATGCCCACCCTCGCCGGCGCATCAACGATTCCGCAATGATCCGGTCAGCAGCTAGCACACGGGTAGGGCCACTGATACGTCCATCGGTGTATTCGATAGTTACAACAAATTTTTTAATCACTTTTTACGCTCCTGATATGCGTCGAACGATTCCGTCGACTGTTTTGATATATACGGGTAGCCATTGACCTTCAGAGTTTTTAGCTCCGTCAGCTAGGAATGGCTGTGCGGGGATTGGGCCTCCCCTGATACGTGGGTTGAATACGCGGGCACGGCGGCGGTTAGGCCAGCCCCAATGAATAGGGCCGGCATAGGCAACCGCTTTTTTACCTGCCCGAATGATGCCTGCGGTTTTAGTGCCAGCCGCTCTAATTGTGGCTTTCAAAGCTCCACGGGTAGGGCCGGAACCGATTGGGGCTAGCGCCGAGGATGCTCGGGCAGCGATTTCAGCGGCCTTTAGGTTACTTTCCTTTAAGTCACTGAAATCGTCTTCGGCTTGACGTAGTGCTTTGCGTAGCTCACGCAGCCCCTCAATTTCAGCTTTAACATCTGGATGCTCGAGCGGCATACACTACCCCCTCCCTAGAGTGGGCGGGATGTTGGTACAAAGGTAGTAGGGCGGCCAGCTAGCGGGAACTCAAAGCTGCTGGTATTTGCTTTGCCCACGTCCCCGCCGATCTCTACCGGGGTGATAGTGCATTTGCCCTTGTAGCCAAGTTTCGCGTCAGTGCTTGGCACGAACTCGAACGAGACTTCCTTACCGGAGTTTTCCAGTATCCAGTTAATCAGTGAGTCTTGGTTGTATTCCTGATAGATCGTGCCGCTGATCGAGCCGCGCATTTCACCGGCTTCGACGTAAGAATCACCAGATAGCAAAGCTACCGCGTCTTCGGTTTTCAGTTCTGGTTTTAACACGGTGTTCGTGGTCATTGTCGCGAACTCTTTAGCCGCGCTGCCAGGGTTAAAGGTTAGGCTGCCAGCGCCTAGCTTTTGAGGTTTCATAATGTATTCTCCTTGGGTCGTATCTGGGTGTAGGTAGCATCAAATGCCGGGTAAGTGTCGCCATGAGGTGTGCGCCAGTCGTAGGCGCGGGCCGCGTCTAGCCCGATTGCCTCGTCGACTGCTGCAACGAGCTGGTCAAGGCTGCGCCAGGCTGTCGCCTTATCGACTCGGCTAGGCGAGATAATCAGAATCTGAAAATCAAGCTCGAGCATCGAGGCTGCCATGTCGTTGATGTCTGGAACGCCGATATACACGCAGGCCGCGCCAGCGTCGATAGCCGATTGGGCCTGCTGCTGGTCGATCGTGACTATCACCTCGAGGGCTTCTAGCTTTGGGGCTAGCGCGCTCATCACCTCTAGAGCTGCCTGATATGTGCTCACGCGATCACCGGGCCTAAATAGGGCTTTAACAGGTCAGCGGCTGCTTTCATGGGGTCGCGGGTTACCCGCATAGGCGTGTAGTCGCCACCGTCGAAGGTTGCCACGCCTGAGCGGGTTTGGCGGCGATGCCACAAGTCAGCACCAACCTCGAGTACTGCGCGGTCGCGGATACTAGCGGGCACCTGTGCCTTGCCGATACGGTGGTCGACTAGTTCGGCGGCTTGGGCCCAGCAGGCTTCGACGAAGTCCATATCGGCGGGCACGGCCTTTACGTAGCTTGCTAGCTCGGTTGGGTTCATGTCTAGGCCAACTTGATTGCTTTGAAAGCGTCAGGGCCAGGCACATAGAACGCGGCGTAACCGTAGACGCTGAAAGCATCGGTTAGTTTTGTCACGTCTGAATCAGAAAGACGCAAAGGAGCCCCTGCTGATTCTTTACACACCGCCGCGCTAGATGCGAACCCTACCGCGTGGTTACCCTCCCATTTGGGGATACGTACAACTTTCAGCCCGTATAGGTCAGCCTCGGGAACCGATACGGTTAGCGTACCGATCTTGTTTTCTGGTGCGGCGGTGATTTGCAGAGCTTTGCGTTCTTCGGGAAGTGCGGCTAGCTGCTCAAAAGTCGCTGGGGAAACCAGTAGCCCATCTAGAGGATAGATTGAGTCTTCATAAGCATCAGCTAAACCAAGCACCGCCGATAGCCAGCCTTGCGCGTTGGTGGGTGCGGCTTTGATTGTTGGTGTGGCTTCTGCGGTGGTTGCGGCTGCGGTGACTGTTTCGCGCATGCGTTTTTCGATGTGCAGCGCATAGGCTTTAGCCATACCTAAGAACATGTCACTAAGCACGTTGACGTCACCGGCACGCTCGATAGTTTGGCGGCTAACAGTGGTGTATCCGCCGATGGTCTCGACGTTAACGTTTTTAGCTTCGTAGGCGAGTTTGCCGGTGTGGACGAGCTGATCGGCCTCTTTAGTTTGGCGGGCAACGTTGAATGTGGACTCGGCTAGGCGCCCATACTGCAAGGTTAAGCCTTTAGAGGGCAGATTAGCTTCGTGGGTGAAAATGTTTAGGATCGGCTGCTTTGCTTTCATGTCTTTTTGGATCATGCCAAGCCAAGCGGGACGGTCAATGTTTTTAGCGGTATCAGAAGTGAAACCCTCGAACGCGTCACGGGCACGCTGGTCACCGCTGGCGTAGAGATATGCGTACTCGCCAAAAGAGCGAATATTCATAACTTCTACGGGGGCCGGGTCTGCTTGCTCGGCGGCTAGGGCCTCCAACTTGCGGTCTTGTTCGGAAAGTCGGGCGGCTAGTTCGTCGCCTGCCTCACGGGTCATGAACTCAACGGTCATTGTTTTCTCCTTGTTTTCTTCTGCTCGGTGGCTGGTTATTTTTGCTTGCGGATATGCCGGAAATGGGACGACGGAAGCCTCGCGGATGATCGCGTCGGTGACTGTGTGCAGTGTTGAATCGTCTTCGTCTACCTGTTCGCCTAACAGGAGGAAGCCAATCGACATGCGCGTTAGTACCCCGTCTTTGATTAGCTGCCAGGTTTCATCTCCTAGCGCCGTCGCCGAGATTCGGGCGGTGATGTGTACCCCGTCGTCGCGGTCTTCGATTGTTTCGAGCGTGCCGATCGGCTTGTCGTGGTCACGAAACAACAGCGGCGGGGTGTCGTCAGCTCGTACACTGCCGGGGGCGAATTGTTCCCGGTAGCCCTCGAAGATTTCTACCGGCTGGTTGAACGGGACGAGTAGGGCTTCGATGGTGCGCTCATCGCTGTCGGCGGCGCGGGTAATGCGGGCTTGTCGCTGTACTATCTCGGTCTTAGACATAGGACTTTTCTTTCTTATAGGTTTTCGATTTCGCGGACTTCATCGACGGTCAAGAAACCTGCATCGATGCCGATCTTGTGGGCCTCGTAGCGGGTTTTAGTATCAGGCCGCAGGATCGCGTCGAGATTAAACTTGGCTTTTTGACCAGGCGGTAAAAGCCAGGTCAGGGCGGTCTCGATCTCACGCAAATAAGTCATGAGTGTCCAGCGCACAAACGACAGGTCTTCTTGCTGAAGATTGCTGTAGGTCTGCGAGCCGCCTTCGACGCTGGCGAGCATTAGCCGCGCGGGTATTCCGAAGAGACGTGCGATCGCTGTGACGTTAAAGTTTTGACTGTCTAGCCATTGCATGTCCTGGGGTGAAAGCATTATCGGTTCGTAAGCCAGGCCATCGGTTAGTACCACTACCGAACGGTTGCGGGCTGCTTCAATGAAGCCAGCTTTAGCCGCTTTTGCCCGGTCGATGTCGATGTCGTCGTTAGCGGTTTTAAGTATTCCTCCTGGCACCCCGGACGAGTCGAGCCAGTTGTCGGCCCAACGACGCATCGCGATAGCTCCGTCGATGGTTTCGCGGCAAGCCGCAATCGGCGATAGACCTTCTGGTCGTCCAGGTAGTCGAAGCAGGGCAAGCGGAATCAGGTCGGCTCGGCTGTAGTCCTTGCCTCGCCATGAGCATTTAGGTGCTCTGCCTGTGAAGTCTTGGGTTACCTCGTCGGGATTTAACAGTCGTAGCCCTGTGATCTGATTGCTGGTGTCGCGGTTGACTTTCCAGAAGGCGCGGCCACGCGCGGCTAGGTGCGTTGTCGTCTCCCCGAAGAATTGGGGGGCAGCGCCGCGCCAGGGGTCGGGCTGGCTAATCCAGTCAGGCGAATCGATGCGGGCCTCTCCTGCATAGACATCGATGCCTAACTGTGCGGTAGCGGTCTGCAAGATCGTTAGGGCTCGATATACCGCGTCCAGGCTTGTCGCGTCCCTACCGCTAGCTGTTCGGGGTGGCGGGGTGACGTTTGCGGAAAAATCACCAGGTATTGCCTCGGCGCGTTCAACGACGCCTAGCGCCTGCCCGATGGTTCGCGCGGTTTTAGCTGCGTGGTGTCTGATACTCACGCGAATAATGATCTGTTGGGGGCGTTGTCGATTTAAGAATTAGTCGGCGTGTCCAGGGGTGTAGCAATAATGCGGCTGGCTTTGTATAGGGCTGCTCTGATGCTGTCGTTTTCGCCTGGGTGGCAGGTTTTGCCGTGGCGCTGAACAGCTAGCAGCGCGTTCATTTTGGTTGGTTCGATATCTCCACGCCAGCCACAAGATAAACAGATTGGCAGGTGTGTTTTGTGACTTGAATCGATTTTGTATTTCATGGGTGTTGCCTTAGATGACTAGCGGTGCTTTGGGTCTGGTCATGGTTGCGCCGATTGCGAGCGCGAAAGCTCTGGCCGCGTCGATTGGGGCAGGTGAACGATCAGCAGAAAAGCCGGTCATTCCTCTCGACATTGTGGGGGCCGCGATAGCTAGAGCGTCTCGGAGGCTGGCTTGCCCGCCGTGGGCGATGTCTCCGGTTCTGGTGCGGCTTATGACGGTTTGGCAGGATGCCATGAAATCACGGATAGATACCGGCTTTACTTTGCGTGCGAGTTTGTCAGGTAGTTTGCCAATCGCGGGTAGTGTTGCGCCGGTAGCGTCAGCTAGGTATTTTCGTGCGCCTAGCTGCTCGAGTGCATCGGCTAGCCAAGCTGAGCCGGGTGCGCGGTGGACTATCTCGCCGTAAGGTCGCCCGTCTTCAAGGCGCCAAGCAGCCGCAATGGTGGCGGCTGAATCGTCGGCGGCAACATCGAACGCAAAGTGCATAGCTAACCGATCTGGTGTTGGGATATCGGTTAGCGCGAGCTTGTCCCACATGTCTAGGTCAACGATTGGGTCTTTACCTTGCCCAGATTGCCAAAGATTGCAGTAGCTTCTAAGCCATTCGTCTTGAGTCGTGCATCTAGAGCGTGCTGCTTTCATGCCTGCCAGGTCGGTTAGGCCGTAGGCGTAGCCGGGATGGAACTTAAGCCACTCGTCAGGGTTATTCGGGTCGGCCTCGGGGTTCATCGACCATTCGATAAAACCAAGATCGCTTTCAGGGTCTGTGCTCGCGGCGCGGCCTTTATCTACCCACGTTTTGAACCAGGTAGACCCAGAGTGCCCAGCAGCAGACAAGATAACAAGCTGTCCGCGCGGACGGTTCAACAGGGTTGGTGCGACTGATTGCATCAGTAGTGAGCCGGTTGTTTCTTTTAGCGCGAATGCTTCATCTATCACCACAAGGTCAGCGTCGTTAGAGTCAAGGGCTTTCTCGCTTGGCGTGAAGGTGCCGATCTTGGAGCCGTTGCGGAAAGTGATAGCCGCGCCGCCATGCGCGTAACGTATGTTTTCGACTTGCGGATACAAAGCCGGTGAGTCTTCTAGCACCTTAGCGAGTTTGGTTAGCGCAGCCCAAGCATCATCTGCGGTCTGCATCGTGAAATACGATTGATGCCCAGCGAACATGATCGAGCGGGCCACCATGAGTGCATCGAGCACGACCGATTTACCGATGCGTCGAGGCGCTGTTAGAACGGCTGTGGGGTATCGCCAGCGTCCGTTAGTAGCGCGTTCGGAAAGCACACGGGCGATGTGTTCTTGATGCGGGTAAAACGTGGCGGGGGCAAGTTGACCATCGGGGCGTCTGCGCTGCATCAAGTAGCTAACTGCTTTGACTTGCGCAAGATCATTAGCAGCCCCGGCAGTAATCGGGCTGGAATAACGCGGCGGGCAAGTTTTCACGATGCTGCCGGCAGACTCGAAAGGACTTTAGCTAAATCTAGGCCATCTTCAACACCCTCAGCTAAAGGCGGTAACTTGTCCCACCAAGTCAACAACTGCGCCGAAATCTGCGAAATCGCATAAGCCTTAACATGCGGGTCTCGACTCATCTGATCAAGACGGCTAGCCAGCATTCTCAACACCTCTGCCACTAGCTGACCAGCAGAATCAAGCCCCCCAGAATCATCAAGAGCTGCGATGTGGGCATTAAGAGCAGCTGAAACGTTAAGACCACCACCGGCAGACTCAACCTCAAAAAGTGGAACACTCATCTCTTTTTAGTTTCTTTCGGTTTCTGACTAGGTGCTTTACCCTATTTTTTATGGGGACTTTGGGGGGAGAAACACGGAGGGGGCGCTTGGGTGCCCAAGAGTTTCTTTCAAAGAAAAACGATCATTAATCTCGACTCGAACGCGACAAGTCACTAACTTGTTGCGTCGTTTCGAGTTGCAATAGTGATGAGCCGGACGCAGATTCTCTATCGCATTCGAACCACCAAGCGAACGCGGCAACACGTGGTCAAGTGTCAGTCCCCACTTGCTGCGACCTGAGACACTCATATCAATCGGGCGTTTACACAACCAGCAAACACACCCATACATCTCAACTACTAAACGCTCCAAGCGCTTAGCCTCGCCGTAACTAATCCAGCGCATACGACACACCGGGCAGTGGCTTAGCGTTAGAGCCTCGTTTCAGTTGCGGCACGAACATGTGAGCCGTACCGTCCACGCTGCGCTCTGCCCTAACCATCAACTCGTGCCCTGCCTTGTTCTTGTTACAGGCTTGACATGTAGTGAAATCAAACACGTAGCCAGTAGGCGGGTGATCGGTACTAACACAGCGGTGGCATTCTCTAACATCTGCTGAATGAGCGCATGGAATCTTCATCTTTACTGCCTTTCGGGTTTCGGAATAGTTATCAACAGGGTGTGGAGTAGCGCCCTGTGGGCTACTCCACCCTTTAGGGGTGGTAGGGCTTGCACTCAGTTCCGCATGGACTGGCACGCGAACGCGAGCGTGCTGTTTGCCTTTGAAGTAACGGGCCTTGACCGCGCGGATACGCTCGATAGTCGCAGAGCGGCGGCGTGCCTCTTTAGCCGAATGGGCGGGCCAAGCAAGCCGGATCAGTTCGACTAGCCGCGTCTTGTTGATGCGGATATGCGAAGCAGTAGGCGCACCATCGACGACCTGCCCGCGTGACCAGCGGATAATCTCGAGGTCTTCCAGCAGACACAAGCAACGGCGTACCCAACGCTCGCTAAGACCTGCACGGCTAGCTATTTGCGGTGCGCTAGTGAAGCCAGCAGCAGACTTGTACGGCAGTGATCTAACGAGGGCGTCGAGCACCGAACGAACGCCCTGCCAGGTTGCCCCGGACAGCTCGCCCCACCCCGCGTTAGCAAACGAGGTAAGCAATGCCGGGGCGGGTGCGTAGGCAGAAAGGCTAGCCACGGCGTTAACTCTCCTCGTGGTCAATAACGGCAGAATCAGCAAGACGAGCCAGCGCGTGAGCTTTCTCAATACGGTGAATTAAATCCCCACACTTGCGGCGTTTATACTGCCAACGATGCCGCTGCTGCTTAGAAGCAGTAGCGGCGTGCTCGTCTAACTCGTCGCGATAATCACGGGCTAGTTCCCTAAGCGCCTTACGCAACAGGCCTGACTCGGTAGCGCCTTTAACAAGTAAATCAAACTCAACAGCCATGATTACCTGCCCCGCTTATCCTCAGCGTCGATAATCAACATGCTCAAGACACACACCGCCGCGACGCCCCAAGCAAAGAGAAACGCCGGGGTTAGCAGATCGCAAAAGATCATCACGAACCCTGCGATAGTCAACGCAAGTAGCGTGACCAGCAGCAAAGCACGATCCCAATTAATACGGGTACGAGATTTATTATTTTTCATTAGCTGATTCCTTAAGATTGGCAGCAGATAGAACAAAGTGAATGCCGTGGCCCTCAAGACGGGCGCGGCTGATGCAACGAAGCAGATAGCGGGCGTTAGTCTCCGCACGAGCTGACTCTTTCGACCACTGATAGTCACCGATAGTCGTAGCGGAATGAAGAAGCTCACTTTGCCGAGTGACTTCACCCTCGAGCGCGTGAACCAACGTCGCGATAAGGTCAGGTGAAAGGGGCTCTAACCAACAGTCCTCATCACAAGCGCGGGGCGTGGTGATAGCGTCATGCGCAGCTGAGAATAAGGCACGAAGATCATCTATCGGCAAAGAGACTCGGGCAGCGTCGAGTTGATACTCGCAATTCTTGCGGGCATGCCTCACCGCAACGCCAAGACGAGATAGCGCACATCCTAGATAGCTCCTCATGCGATCGGCCTAACTATGAGCTGAACCCGCGCGCCGTCTTGGTGGTCTTCAAGCGCGTCCTCAAACGCAGTCAACAAGCCCTCATAAACATGCTCTTTAAGCTGGCTACGCATAAGAAACGACTCATCACGGCTACGCGGAGCCAAATTATTTTGAGCCTGAATATCGCCACGAATCTCATAAAGACGCCGATCTAGCGAGTCACAAACCGCCTCAATCTCAATACCGGCAAGCGTGTGCGTATAAATCCGCTCCGGCAGTTTATTCTTAGCGCTCAT